GCTAAGAAGACAAGGAGCTAAGGAGCCACGGAGTGAAGGAACAAGGAAAGAAAGCCTACAAAATCTCCAGCGATAAAATCTGGCTAAAATTCAAATATGATGTGCAACAAATCCAAAAGATTAAAAGTATAAGAGGATGGTGGTGGAACCAAGAAGTTAAATGCTGGACTGTTCCCTATTCAGACGCTAATCTGGAGCTTGTGAGGGTTTGGGGTTTTGTTCATATTTATGCAGTCAATAAAATTGTGGGGAAGGAGCTAGTCCGAAGTAGGTTGAGTTCAAGGTGTGGCGGTACCCAGAGCCTTGCAAGAGTACCAGAAGGGGAGCTAGCTCCTTCCCTCAAAATAAGAATTGCAATCCAGCATAAAAACAACATTGAAATTACAAAAGGGAATAGACACCCAAAGCTAACTCTTAGTTATTGGAAAAGCTGGGAAAGTGTTTCAGGGAAGCTTAATATTGACCCTAAAACAGGAACTTGGTTTCTTCCAAACATTCCTCTTGTTGTTAGTGTTCTCACTAAAAATAACTATAATATACAAAAAGTAGAAGAGACAAAACAAGAAGATTGGGAAGTTCCAGATTGGTTAGTTGAGTATGAAAGTAAATCTAAGTTTCGGTTCACTTCCTACCAACTTGAAGGAATTAAGTTTGTCCACCTTCAAAAAGGGAAAGCCCTAATAGCAGATGAGATGGGACTTGGAAAAACGATTGAGGCTCTGGGATACTTAGCTACTATCAAGGAGAAGCGACCTGTCCTTATACTATGTAAAGCCTCTGCTAAAATAAACTGGTTAAGAGAATGTGCGGAGTGGCTTCCAAACGAATTCGCAAGATTGTTAGAAGGTAGAATGGGGGAAGAAATAAATCCAATCTTCTCCATTTATATCTGTAATTATGATATTCTTGGAAAGAGATTGAACCAAATCTTGGAAGTCTTGAAACCTAAAATCGTGATTGTGGATGAATGCCAAGCAGTTAAGAATCAGGACGCACTCAGAACAAGAGCGTTCCAGGCTCTCTGTAAAGGAACAAAACAAGAAATTGAAACACAGGATTGGAAGTTAGATAGAAAAGAGTTGGAGATAATCCCAATGAGTGGAACTCCAATTGTAAATAGACCAGATGAGTTTTTTACAGTCCTAAACATTCTCAATCCAAGTGAGTTCCCAACCTGGGAGTTTTATAAGAAAAGATACTGTTTTAAAGCAGATGGATTTTATGACAAGAGACTAAAGAAAGAGAGAATGCTTGAGTTACATCAAGAAGTTTCCAAGGTAATGATTAGAAGATTAAAAAAGGATGTTTTAAGTGAACTCCCAGATAAGCTAAGAAGTGTGATTCCATTAGAAATGACAAACAGGGAAGAGTATAAAAGAGCAGAAAAAGAATTCATCCAATGGGTAAGAGAAAACTTTGGAGAAAAAAGTGCAAAAGCTGCAAGTAGAGCAGAACAACTTGTATTCATAAATAGGATGAAAATGTTGGCTGCGAAAGGGAAGCTCCAAGCCTTAGAAACCTGGTTGGATGATTTTATGGAATCTGGAGAGAAACTCGTATTATTCTGCAACCACAAGTTTGTTGTAGAACAATTAGAACAGAAATACAATGGAAAGAGTACGAAGTTAGTGGGAGGGATGAAGCTGGAGGACAAGCAAGCTAGTATTGATAAGTTTAATGAATCTGGAGATACACAATTATTCATCGGAAACTTAATAGCTGCTGGAGATTCTATCAACTTAACCTCCGCAAGCAATGTTGCATTTGCAGAGTTTGGCTGGACACCAGGTTCACATGTCCAAGCAGAGGATAGATGTCATAGAATGGGACAGAAAGATACAGTTAATTGCTATTACTTCATTGCTGAGAATACAATTGAGGAATATCTGATGCGGCTTATTAGTGAGAAGATGAAAACACTTGGGGCTGTGTTGGATGGGAAAGAAGTTATGGAAGAAGATTTGTTAACTGGGATTATGAGGATTTATGCTGGGAAGTGAAACTATACCAAGTTACTACACCTTATCTATGTGCGGGGTTTGAAACTACAGATACAGGAAAAATTATTGCTATAGCTCCAATTCTAAGAAAAAGAATAGTTTGTTGGAGAACAATAGCTGTTTTCGTTAAAGAATACAAAGAGGAAGGAGAGTAAAAATGACAGACAAAGCTCTACAAGCATTAAAAGAACCAATAACAAGTTACACCGAAAAACTCAAGTTATTTGCAGATGCGATTGAGGTAATTCCAAAATACCCGCATAAACTTATTTTTAAAGATGGGGGATACAAAAGAAATAAAATTTGGGACAGGTGAGTGTCCATTGTGTCAAATATCTTCCTGCCAAAATTGTCCAATATCTAAAAAAACAGGAGAGAGCCTATGTGATGGAACTCCATACACTGGTTACGAACAGACCCAGGATGAAGAAGATTTTACCAAAGAATTTATGGTGGAGTTCCTGAAAAAGGAATTGAACTTCTTAATTTCTCTACTTTTGGAAGTAGAGAATGTAAATGAGGAGAGGGGATAAAGAATGGTTTTAATCACACTTGGCTTTAACTTCGTTTGTATTATTGGCAACTTAATACAAGCTACCTTCTGGAATAATGTAGTAGCTTTGTTTAACATTGTTAGTGCCTCAGTTTTAGTTGGTGTAATTCATATTTCAATTATAGAGGATAAAAAACTCGGAAGATGGCTTAGTAATATCTATAATCCTAACCTCCCAGATGCAGAAAGATATTTAACTTATTCAATTTCTGCAATGCAAAATGGGGGTGCCTCCATAAGACGAGAATGGCAAGAACACCTGAATTGGATTAATCAAAATCTACTTGGGGAGCCAAAAGCAACAAAAACATATACCAGTAAAGAATTAGCTTTACAAGGAATGGTTGGACTTTATACTGGGGATAAAAATGAATGAGACCAATAAAATACAACCCACAAACAGAGCCACTTTCTCTCCCAATAGAGGAAATCCTAGAGGGAAAAGAAGTAACAATCCCAGTTGTTGATAAATCAGAGGGTTTGTATATAAGAGATAGGTTAACTGGATTGTTTAGATGGTTACAATCTGATTTTAGAAAGAAAACATATACAGAGTGGCCTAGGCCTATTCCACACTTAGAATTAGAAGATTGTAAAGGTAAGAAGAGGTGGGTTGTTAGGGTTGATTGGAAACATAAGAGGAAAACTAGAGTTGTTAGGTTTGAAAGGAGCTTAGAATGAACTGTTCAAATTGTAACAACAAGATGATTATAGTGCCTAGAGAATGCACAGATAAAATGCCTAGAGAATGCACAGATAAAATACCTGGCTGTTGTGTAGCTCATGGTAAATTTATCTGTAAATTCTGTGAGAGTAAAAAGAGACACAACCGAATCCTAATTAAGTTTGAAGATGAAAAGATTAAAGAGGGGTTTTGGAGTATATTACAAGATTTAGAAATAGCTATTGAGGGACAAAATAGAAAAACATTCTTACCATTTCCATTAAAATGGTCTTATAATGGAGATACAATTACTATAAAACGAAGTCAAAGTATGAATACACTAAAACAAGACCAGTTTAAGACAGAAACTTGTGAAGATTGTGGTTTATGCTGGGTTAATTGTTTATGTGAACCAGCTTATGATTCCCAAGACATTTAATAAGGAGAATTAAAACATGCAAGGAAATATAGCAACAGAACAAGAAACATATAAATTTAGTGACTCCCGCAGCTCCATCTACCTTACCTGTCCATCTATGTTCTATTGGAAGTATATCCGTAACTTAGTTGGAACAGGTAAGAATGTAGATTTGAAGTATGGAGAGATTATCCACTCAATGTTCCAAACTTTCTATTCTGTTTGGAATGAAACAGGAAGTGAATCTAAAGCCTTTGAAGCTGCCAAGTCTCTATTAATTGAGCAATATTGTGATAATCAAATAGAACATACAAATAAGACCATAGAAGCAGGTCTTAAATTCTTGAGGGATGTTATAAACTTTGGGTTGCATAGAATTGGGGAAGTAACCCCAGAAAGAAAGATTGAGGTTTCTCTTATAGAAGTTGGAGGCTTACAGGTTAAATACACCGGGAAGATTGATTTAACTGTTCAAACTCCTAAAGCTACACACATCTACGACTTCAAAACAGTTTCCAGGTTCTCTTCTAGTTACTATATCAAAATGGAGATGGCTAGGCAGTTTACTGGGTATTGTTGGCTCTCAAAAACAACACAACTTGGACTTATCCCACTCCATTGCATTCAGAAGCCTAAAGCCTATGCTCCTTATTTCTTAGATTATCCCACTGAGTTTATAGCCATCTGGTTAGAAGAGATTAAGAGTATTTGTCATACTATTTTGAGGAAGATACGAAGTTTGGAACAAGATAATCTAACTGGATTAGAGAGGGCTAATCAAATCTTCCCAAAAAGCTGCTCTCTATGTACAGATACAACAAAAGCCTGGGGATGTGATTACAAAGAGTTGTGCCAACAAGGAAAGTTTGAAGATGTTATTGTGGATGATATGTTGTTTAAGGAGAGGGAGGAGCAAGGATGAAGTTTATTAGAAAAGAAGCGAAAAAGATTATACTTTCTTTAAAAAACAATCCAGAAGAGTGGCAGAAAGATTTATTTACAGCTAAACACGTCCCTACAAACTTACAGCTTTGGGTTACAACAGGATTTATGTTCTGTGACACTTGGCCTAAATCACAACAGTTTAACTTATTTGAGAGATTTGTTATTTATAGACAAGCAATGAAAGTTTTTGCTGATATAGAGGAAAGAAGCCAAGCTAAGAAACTGTTACATAATTTTATGTTATACACCAAGGAGAGGGAGGAGCAGAGTGACAAAACAAGAACTTAGTAAACGAACCAAGATTGTCCTGTTGGATGATTTTAGCTTACAGATAGTTAAGGATACAGTGGATGGAGAAGTTAGGATTATGCTCTCGGTTACAGAGACTGAAAAGTTGTTGGAAGTTTTAAACAGAACAAAAAGAGATAATAAATTGATAAACTGTTAATGTAAGCTGTGAACATAATCTTAATGGTTCAGTTGAAGCAACCCCAAAAACAGATTGCAATCTTGAGCGGGTACGTATAACCGAGGACGGTGTATGCTTACTCCAAACACCTGAGGAAACAAAATGAACCTAAAAGAACACCTAGAAAGACATCAAATTCTTCGTGGAGAATTTGATGAGTTGTTAGCTGACTTTATATTTCACACTAAAAAATTACCAAGTGAAACTACACTCAGAGAATTTTTAAGTTGGTCATACCAACAAACACAGAATCCAACTCCTCAACCTGGAGATGAAGAATGAACCTAATCCCAACAGAAAAATCAGGAGTTAACCGTTCCATCAAAGACCTAACAATCTTAATCTACGGCCCACCAGGCATCGGAAAATCTAGTACCTGTGCTAAGTTCCCTAACGTATTCTTCTTAGATTTTAACTCAGGACTTGGAGGATTAGATGTACTCAAGTCTCCTGTAATCACTAAATGGGAGCAAGTTCAACAAATATATGCAGAGCTTAAACAACCTAAAAACAAAGAAAGAATTGATTGGGTTGTAATAGATTTAGTTGAAGAGATGTATGATATTGTATTGACTTATGTCAGCAAGAAAAAAGATGTAGAACACCCAAGTGATATTAACGATGGAAAAGGAGACTTTGGTAAGACATGGAAGGAAATCACAAAAGAAATCTCCATGTTAATCAGAAGTTTAGCTGTTTTAGGTTATGGGCGTATCTTAATCTCCCATGTCAGAGATAAAGATACTCCTAATGATACCTCTAAATACCTAAGACCTAACCTAAGTAAGTCTGTCTGTACTACAATATCTTCCATGTCTAACATAACACTTCTATTCCAAAATGAGAGGTTGAAAGGTAAGAATAGCAGAGGTGAACTAATGTATAAAACAGTAAGAAGGATTAGAACAATAGGAACTACAAAGTACGCAGCTAAGTGTCAAGAAGTAGATGGTAGAATACTTCCAGACCCAATTCCATTGGAATCTGGGATTCTTATTCAAGAATTGGAAAAACTTGTAGGAGGAGAAGGAAATGACAGTTGTTAAGTCTTGTAGTACGGAAGAATGTAAATATTATGTAGAGGGAAATTGTACCTTGAAGGAGATAACTATTAATGATGATTGGCAATGTGAGAAAGGTGAGGAAGGGGAGTAACAAACACTTTAACACAAACCACTAACCAAATTAAGAAAGGAAAAAGGAAATGGCAGAAACAACAAATAAAGTAGATGAAAAAGAGGAAGAGTTTAAAGATTGGAACCCAGACGATACAGACCAGACTGGGGATGGAGATGAAAGTTGGGAGTTAGATTCCTCAATTGACCATGCTTGGGATGCGGCAGAGGAAAAAAAGGGGTTTGATGATGTCCCCCCAGCAAGCTATGATGTTGTTGTGGAGAAGGTTGAGAAGAGAACTTCCCAGGCTGGGAATAAGATGCTTTCCTACACAATGAGCATCCTTGAGGGAGAACTAAAAGGACGTAAGTTGTTTAAGAATCATGTGTTCACCTCACCCAAATCTCTTCCCTACATCAAAGGAGACTTCTCAATCTTAGGCATTCCTCTAGTTCCACCTTTAAGTGAAGCAATTCCTGCAGCCATTGAGAAGGTACTCGGAATGATGATTAAGGTTAAAGTCCGCAAGCAAAAAGATGGGGAGGGAGTGAATGTGGACTTCAAGGAGTATTTAGGGAGGATGGATGGAGAGAGTGTAGAGGAATAGATAGTTTGGTGGCTGGATATAATAAGTACAGAGACTTGTATTTGCGAGCAAGAAGTTTATACGTGCCAGCCACCAAATATTTATGGGAAAGAAAGAGCTTACCTATTTAAAAAGATAAATAGTTCTTTCTTTCCTATAAGTTGATTAGTTCTGGAAGAAAGTTCAGAGATTGAACTTTTGGGGTTAGAATTTAAATATAGATTACAATTTGCCCCGGTGTGGGGGGCTGCACCGAGTTAGGTACATGTTATCTGCTAATAACTTGATACCTGACTTACCAGGGGATAACTAAACTAGGAGGGGAGGCAAAAATGAAAACGTCGTTAATTTTTTCGAGCATTGTGTCTGTACTTGTTGCAGTTTTTCTAACCTTGGCCTGGTATCCCATGTTCAAGGACGTGGATGCCTTAATTGATAGGGCACAAATTGCCGCAGACCGGGGGGACATGGAACATTATCTTACCCAACTCAAAAAGAATATGGAAAAGCACGGAATGACAGAAGGATATACAGCAGTGATTTTTACAGCCCCGAACAATAATCTAGCACTGCATTTTAAAACAGTTACTTCCTTGCTTGGTAGATTAAAAGCAATAAAAACAATTGCCAAAAATGCGACAGCTTACCAGGTTGCTCTGGATGACATGAGAGGCACCATCCGGGAGATACCTAATCCTGCGGAGGCTGTTCTTTGGACAAGATATTGGTATTTGTTTTATATAGGATTTGGTGTTTGGATATGGCCTCTTGTCTTGATGGATTTAGATGACCTTTTTTAAACATACAAACAACTAACCAGCAAACCAGCGCTAGCGTGTAGCCCAATGCAGAATCCTAGGAGACTGAGTGGGGTGAATGGTTACGGCCAGTGCAAGCCTTGGCCGGAGGGAAAGATGAAATATAAAGAAATCTCTAAAGAAGAGTTGGAAGAGTTTAAATCTACTTTAGACAATCAAAGGAGAGGATTGGTAATAACCAGTGGGGATAACATAATCCCAGAAATCTTTGTTGGCACTAAATTAAGTGTCGGTTTAATCTGCAACAGATTTAATTTTAATCTATGTTATGGAAGTGAGTGTGCCTTTAACAAGACTTCTTTTGTTAATTCCTCTTTAAATCCAAGAGTTGAATCTATATGTAGATTTGGAGGAAGAGATATTTTATTGGCTAGGGTTGTTTTGAAGAAGGAAAGTTGTTGTCACTCCGGGTGCTTAAAATTAGCTGTAGAACAAGGCAGGTGCCAGGAACATTTTGATGTAGAAAGAGGTTTGTAATAATATGAAGCCATTTCTGCCTAAAAATTATCCCCACGGACTTGTCTGGTATGACGAATATGACCTTCTACTTAGAGAGAGTACAGTCAGGTTAATTACCTCCAGGCTAAAGCAGATTTTGAGGGGTATCAACCCTGGCATTAAATTTGTCCAGGTTGAAACCCCTACCCTAATTCCGGCTGAATATTTGCAATCTCATATAGACACTGGGTTTGAATTAATCAAAGCTAATAAGCTATATCTAAGACCAGAGACAACACGAGGAACGTTTGAAGCCTTAAAGTTAATCTACCCCCAAGAATCTCAGCTTAAAAAGGCACTTCCTGTTTGTATTTGGCAGGTGGGCAAGAGCTATAGGAATGAACAAACCAGACCTTTTTCTGAATTACGGTTCAAAGAATTCTATCAACTTGAGTATCAGTTGGTTTATACAGAAGATACCAAGGTTGATTATCATCAACATATAGCAAGTAGTTTAATTAAGTATTTAGGTAGATTACTCCCAGGAGCATATCCCGTTAAAATAATTATTCCAAAAGATAAATTGCCCCATTATTCTATTAAAACTACTGATATTTACGTTGAAAATTGTGAAATAGTTGGGATAAGTAATAGAACAGATTTTGACTGCCCTGTATTGGAAATAGCTTGTGGGTTGGATAGAATTTGTGCTTTGTTAAGAGAAGGCCAATAAAACGGAGATAAAGATGACTGAAACATTTGTAGTTGACTTAAATGATGAGGAGTTAGACAAGGAATTGGAGAGACTTAGAGCCTTGCCAATCCAGAGACAAGTTAAAAAGGATGTAAAAAGAAAGAAAAGAAAGAAAACAGACAATGAGATTAAACTGGATATTAATAAGATTTTGGGTGTGAGTGAGGAAGATTTATTGAAAGCTAAGTTGGATAATATATTGTTGGGTGGGGGGTTGAGATGAGACTGAAACTGAGGCTTTGTATTTTATTCCTGTTGTTGGTTTCCAGTATCTACTACATTGGAAGTTGTTTCCCAATCTGTAACAGACTTTGTATCTGCATTGTAGAACCTTTTGGTTGCCAGTGTGGATAGGAGCAAGAATGAAAATACAACTTAAGAACATACTAGTGGAGAATAGAACCAGACAAGTTAAGAAAGATTTAGAGTTTGAGAACTTAAAGGAGTCTATTAGAGTTAATGGGTTGATTAATCCTTTGGCTGTTGCTCCTAATCTTGTTAGAGTTACTACAATAGAAGGAAAGGAATCTTACAAACTCCTCTGTGGTGCCCGTCGTTACACAGCTCTCCTAGACCTCTACGGCCCAGACTACGAAGTTGAATGCACAATCTTCCCAGAAGTCTCCAAAGAACAAGCTCAACTCTTGGAACTAGATGAAAACCTTAGACGTAAGAATTTTACCTGGTTTGAAGAAGTACAACTCAAGGGGGATATTTGGTGTACTTTAACCCAACAGAATAAGAAATACACCCAAGAAGAGTTCTCAGAGCTTCTGGGGCAGTCTAAAGGTTTAACCAGTATGGAACTCTGTGTATATTTTGAACTCTCTACCACTCCAACTCTAATTCTCCAATCTGGAGTAACAGGAGCTTACGAGGAGATTAGGAAGAAGAAGGTTCAGGTTTTGGTGGAAGAGAAGAATTTGAGGGAGAGACAAAGAATAAAAACTAGGAATAAAAGAATAATAGACTGGCCTAGTCCAAGTGCAGCTGGATATGATAGAGAAATAACAATCCAAGGAGTTAAACATGAAGCCATCCCAACTATTTTACCTTTTCAAATATACAGCAGTGCCCAAGAGATGCTATCTCAACTTCCAGACAACTCTATAGATTATTGTGTAGCTGACCCTCCTTTTGGGATAAAAATTGAAGCTATGAAAGGGAGACAGGAAGGAGTGTATGAAAATAAAGATTTAGAGCAGGAATACAGAGAATTAATGGTGGAAGTTTGTATCCAACTCTCTAGGGTTCTAAAACCCGGTTCACATCTCTATATGTTCTTTTCTTTCAGAGCCCTGGAACTCCTAACTTACATCCTCAAAGCCTGCGACTTCTCTATCTACCCCCCACCCATTAATCTGGGTGAAACAACCCTTAATAGGTTCAACCCAACAACCTGAGTTTCATCCAGCTATGGTGTATGAACCATGCCTAATGGCTTTCAACAAGGGAACCAAGAAAAGACTTGTAAAGATGGGGCAACCAAATGTGATTATAGAAAGAATGGTGGAACCAAGTAAGAAAAGACACCCACTTGAGTTTCCTGTAAGTGTGTATAAGAACTTGATGGAGCGTTCTTGTCTTCCTGGAGATGTTGTGATTGACCCCTTCTGTGGCTGTGGAGCGTCCATTCAAGCAGCTTTAGAATTGAGGTTGGCAATCCATGCAAGTGAGATTAAGAAAGAGTATAGAGTGTTTGCAGAGGAGAGAGGTTTGGATGTTTACAGTAGGTTGCTGCAGGAGGGAGTAATATGATTGATTTTCTGTGTGGATTGCTCATTGGAACTTTTCTAGGTATTTTTATTATATGTCTTTTACAAGTAAATAACAGAACAGGAGGTGAATAGGTTGGATATAACACAAGTATTTATGCGAAATTTAACCAACTTTGCAAAAGGTCAGGAGTGGTCAATCCAAAAGTTATGTAGAATTCTTGGGATTGGTGTTAATTCTTTTTACAGATGGAGAGGGGGTAGAACTAATATTAGTATGGAAACTGCTCAGGGGTTGGTAGAGAAATTAAACACGGAGCTAGAAGCTGATATGCGATTACAGTATTTTCTTGGTGAGCCTCAGACTGGATAGGGAGAGGGAATGAAGAGACAGGATTGGAAACATATTGTATCTATGTGTTCTTTTTGTGGGAAAGCCAATACCGACCTTAACGTAACAGAATTACTTGCTGGGCCGCTTATCCCTGGAACAGTAATTCAAGCATTTATTTGTAATGAATGTGTATGTTTATGTGCAGAAGTATTAAAAGATAGAGCAGAGAGCCGCCAACAAAAGGAAACTAAGTAACATGGTTCCATATGACGGCCCAAAAACTGCGAAGATTTGTATTGTGGGAGAAGCTCCAGGTGCAGACGAAGTTAAAGCTGGGAAGCCTTTCGTTGGCAAAGCTGGAAGAAGGTTGATGAACCTCCTGAATAGGGTTGGTTTATGTAGAGAAGATGTCCTCCTTGCCAATGTTTGTAGATACAGACCAGAGAGAAATAAATTTGCAGAGTTCTGGATTGATAAGAAACAAACTGTTCCAACAAAGATGCTTGAGGGGGAGATTCAGACTCTGAAGAACTTCCTGCTTGGGATGCCTAACTTGGAGCTTGTTATTTGTTTGGGTAGGCAAGCTATGTTTGTGCTAAGTGGACTTGATGGGATTATGAAGCAGAGGGGAACGATTTTAGACTATGCTTCCTTACATAATATAGAATCTTCTTTTCCTCCAAAGATTCTCTTCACCCTCCACCCATCCTTCCTTCTCCGTAATCCAGCCTATGACATCATAGTCTTAATGGATTTAAAAAAGGGACTTAGAAATAAAGACAAGAAACAACTCCTTTCAGACAGGCAAATGGTTATATACCCAACAGAGGAAGATTGGAAGTTCTTCCAAGACAGAGCTTACAAATCTAAGAACCCCCTAAGTGTGGATATTGAGACAGCAGGGAATCAAATCACTAGAATTGGAATGTGTGTAGATTTAGAGTACGCAATCTCAATCCCATTTAGAAATGTAGAAACAGGAGTTACATTTCACAATGATTGGATGTGGCCTGGAATTCAAGAACTTCTATCTAGGAAGCAAATAGTAGGCCAGAACTTTATAAATTACGACCTACCCTGGCTTGAATCTTATGGGTGCCATTTTCCGAACTTCATATTTGACACAATGATTGCCCAGCATAATATACTTCCAGGCTTGCCTAAGTTGATTAAACCGTTGAGTTTAGCTTTCTTGGCTTCAATCTACACAAATGAACCCTATTACAAAGATGAAGCAAAAAAACTTGAAGGAAGGCCACCTAAAGATAATGTTTATGGCCTTTATAACATAAAAGATGTATTCACAACACTTGAAACCTATTCCAAACAAATCCAACACCCACAGCTTAAAAAACAAACTAAAATATTTAACTTTGAGACTAAGTTAGCTCGTACAATCCTGCATGATTTAACAGAACGGGGAGTTAAAATAGATGTAGTCTATAGAGCTTCCTTAAAGAAAAGAGCAGAGAAAGAGTGTGAATATTTATCCCTTAAATTAGCAGAGAAAACTGGAATTCATATTAACTTAGCTTCTCCAAAACAAATAGCCACTCTTTTATATACAGATTTGAAACTTAAACCAATTACAAAGAAGAACCAACAAGGTAAGGTTGTTGTTACAACAAACGAGGATGCACTTAAAACCCTTAAATATAAATATAAGAAATATAGAATACCTGAATTAGAGTGGATACTTAAATATAGGAAAGTGGAACAACCAAAGAATGGTATTCTTTCAGTTGAAATAGATAAAGATAATCGTATCAGGTGTGCATATAAACAGGATACAAGTAGTGGAAGGCTTGCTTCAACTTCATCCCCCAGATGGACAGGCCAATCTCTGCACGTTATCCCAAGAGATAAGAAGATAAGAAAGATGTTTCTTCCAAATAACGAACTTTGGGTTCATAGAGATTTAAGCCAAGCAGAGGCTTGGCTTACTTACTACGAAGCTGGAGCAGATAGAATGCTACAAAAAATGAAACAAGGTCTAAAACCCCACCAACTTATGGCTTCGATTATTGGAGGTAAAAAGTATGAAGAAGTTAAAAAAGGAACCGATGAATATGCAATGGGGAAAGAAGTTGTCCACGAATCAAATTATCTAGCTGGCCCAAGAACACTAGCTAACACAATTAGAAATAAATTAGATATTCATATATCTCAAACCCAAGCAAAACAGTATCAAGAAGCATATTACAGATTAGTTCCAGAAATCCCTGTTTGGCATCTTAGAGTTCTACATGAATTGAAAGTAAATAACCTGACATTAAGAACTTGCTTGGGGAGGGAAAGAAGGTTCTTTGGATTTTTTGATGGAACTGAGAAAGGTTCAAATGAATTACTTAGACAAGCAGTGTCATACAAACCCCAAAGCACAATTGGAGACTTATTAAATTTAATCATCTTGAAGTGGGAAGAACTTAAAACAGTTGGAACTCTAATTGTTCCAGTGCATGACGAGACTAATACGAGTTGTAGCAAGAAGGAACGAAAGAAACACTTAGAGGAACTAGATGTAGCTTTTAACTATCCCATAACAATAGGAAAATACAAAGATGTTGTGATTCCCTGGGAAACAACCATACAGAAGAATTGGGGAGGTTGATATGGATAAAATAGTTTGGAAAGGAGCTCCAGAGGAACTCCCTAACCTAATTGAACAAATTATGGAACAAATATTAAACGGTGCAACAGAAACAGGAGAAACTTATTCCAACCTTAGTAATATTTGGACTTGTTATACCTACCTCTTACTAGTTTTACACAACTATTTACTAACTAAATATTCCAAAGAAGATATTTTGTTTGTTCAAAAAATAATTGCAGTGGAGTTTCTCACTCCAACAGAAACGATACATTAAACTTCAATAAAGGAGAAGCCCATGATTTGTTATCACCACAATGATTTAGATGGAAGATGTGCTGCAGCAATTGTTTTAAAGAAGTATCCAGAATGTAAAATGAGGGAGATTAATTATAAAGACAATCCTGATTTTCTTGAAGAGGTGCAAGAGAACGAACTTGTGTACATCGTAGATTTCTCATTTAAACCAGATAAAATGCAGGAGCTTTTAGCAGTTACTCAAGCTAAACGCATCCATTGGGGAGACCATCATAATACAGCCAGAGATTATGTGTATCGCTATGGTGATGGTGGACATAAAGGGGCTGCTGGGTTTGTGTGTACGGAACTTCCGTTTTAATGCATTCCAACAAGTTACAAATCATAACACTCTCTGAGCTTCATTCTAAGCTCTTATCTTAGTTAATTAATACTAACCTATGTCTTAAGTCAGAAGTCTTGATATAGCTCACTACAGACAGTGTTGATTGATTTACACACAATAGAAAGAGATGAACTAACCTGAATGAGCCTACTAAATAACTACCTAGAATACACAAAAAACCATGAAAGTTGTGAAATCTACCACAAGTGGTGTATGATTGCAATGGTTGGGGCAATACTTAGTGGGAGATGTTGGACACATCTAGGGTACTTCAAACTTAATCCCAACTTCTTTCTTGTTCTTGCTGGCCCGCCTGCACTTCCAAGAAAAACAGATGCCCTTGATTTAATCACAGAAATGGTTTCCCCACTAAGAAATGAGTATGTATTTTTTAGTAGCGAATCTGGAAGTGCTGCTAATTTAATTGATGAGTTTGAGGCTTCACAGCTTAGCTGTAAAATTCCAGGTCAAGTTGAACCTCATACATATATGAATCTCATCACAGTAAATGATGAGATTACCAACTTCCTCCCTAAAGAAGATAGAATTCTACATTCATTCCTACTTGGATTGTACAAGGGAAAAGTAGAACATAAACATGGAACTAGATATAGAGGTACGACTAGCCTATTCAATGTAAGCTACAGTCTCTTAACTGCAACAACCCACGACTTTTTTAAGGGAAAAGATTACAATGCTTACGTTAGTTCTGGCTTTACCAGTAGATGTATTATATTATATTTAGATAGGAAGAAAGGGAACTTTAGGACTGCAAAGCCAGACCAGGAGTTAAAGAAAGAAATCCAAAAAGATTTGTTAAAGATGATGCAAATTACTGGAGCGATAGAATTCTCGGAAGTTGCAGAAGATACCTTCTTTGATTGGTATAAAGAGTTTCCAACAAAACTAGAAGATTTTAAAGGAACTACAGCAACCTTAGCTTACTATGGGCGTAAACAAACTCATGTTAGGAAAGTAGCCTTAGTGTTGTGGGCTATGGATTATATTGGGGAAAAACAAGTAATAAAAGAAATATGCCCAAAGCATGTTAAGGAAGCGATTGAGATAATAGAGGATGCAGAACAATATTTGACTGCGGGACTTAAAACTGGAGGCTCTGCTCCAGATGCAGAACAACTAAATGCTGTTATTACATACTTCCAATCTCATATTGGAACCTGGGTTTCCAGGAGACAACTTATTAGATTTTTTATGAGAGATATTAACGCTCTAACTATGGAGGAGATTTTAGGGAGGTTAGTTGAGATTGGAGGATTGAAGGTGGAGAGTGTTGGGGGAAGTCCAACTTACTTATTCAAGGGGATTGAGGGGGATTGAAATGGATACAACTAGAATAGAATTAAAAGACCTAATCTACCTAGCAAGTCCCTATTCAAATCCTGTTTCCGAAATACGAGTTTATAGATACAAGAAAGCTGTGGAATGTGCGGCAGATTTGATTAGACAAGGTTACTTAGTGTTCTCTCCAATAGCTCATTCACATCATATTGCACAAAGATTAGGGAAAGATTTTGAGGGCTTTGAAAGTTGGAGGGAGTTTGATTTAAGGATGTTAACAAGTTGTGATATTTTGGTGATAGTTGAGGTTGAAGGTTGGGAAGAAAGTTGTGGGATTAAGGTAGAGTTAAAGAAAGCACACAAGTTGAGAATTCCAATCAAGTTCTGTAAGTTTGATAAAGGACTTAGAAGATGGGAGATTGAAGAATGAAAGCTAATGAAAAGGATAGTGTTTGTCTGTCCAGTCAAAGGAGCATGACAGAGATTGAATTTGAAGTGGAAGCGTATAAAAATGTAAGTGGCGGAGTAACTTTTCAAGTCGTGGGAACACGAAACGGACTCACTAAACTTGAGTTTGTACATCAAATAGATTTCCAAACAATTGGAGAGTTTGATGCTAGAATGTTCCATTATTTTGAGGCCACACATAGGAACCAAAATAGTTTTCATGAAGTACAAATAAATTGCACAAAAAAGTTTAAGTTTGCAAAGGGAAATGGAACAATGTATTTAAGGGAGATTGAGAAATGATAACAAAACCAATGCTTGCAGCTAAACTTACAGACTGGAGTAAGATTCAATATCCAGTCTTAGCCACCCCTAAGATTGATGGGATTAGATGTTTGATTATTAATGGGGAGGCAGTATCTCGTAGCTTCAAGTCTATTCCAAATCTGTATATTAGAAAGAAACTGAGAGGACTTCCAGATGGATTGGACGGAGAGTTAGTTGTTGGAAGGAGCTTCCAGGAAACAAGTTCTGGAGTTATGAGTATCGGAGGAGAGCCAGATTTTACTTATTTTGTTTTTGATTACAAAGAACAAGGAATTTGGCCTCCATATAAGTGTAGATTACATTCATTACAATATTTACGGATAACAACTGTATATAAACTAGGTAAAGAAGTTTTTAAACTATTTCCAAAAGAAATACATAATCAAGAAGAGTTATTAGAATATGAACAAGAACACGTAGAAGCTGGCCACGAAGGTATCTGCATCCGAACTCCAAACTCCCCCTACAAGTGTGGTCGTTCCACAGAGAAAGAAGGATACCTGATTAAGATTAAGAGATTCCAGGATAGTGAGGCTGTAATCTATGGGTTGGAAGAACAGATGGAGAATCAGAATGAGCTACAGAAGAATGAACTTGGTTATGCAAAGCGAGCAACAAATCAGGAATTTAAAGTTGGAAAGAATACTCTTGGAGCTTTCCTGGTGAGGGAGATTGGAGAGACTCCCTGGCATGGATTGGAGTTTAGAATTGGGACTGGAGTCGGATTAACCGATAAGTTGAGGAGGGAGATTTGGGAGAGTAGGACTGAGTATCTTGGGAAGGGAATAACATATAAGTACCAACCACATGGGGTTAAAAACTTACCTAGAATTCCAGTATTTAAGGGATTTAGGGGAAAGGGAGAGTAAGAATGAAACTAATTGAACAATCCCACGAAATATTAAGTTACCCAAGCGATGCCTGCCATGATATAGAAGCTGTTGGCCGAACTTGTTACAAGTCTGAGGATAAAATAACAGACGGAAGCGCTGAGAAGTTTGTGGCTATGTTACGTGATAGAGGTCACCATGCGATGTTGGAGTTTGGGTTTATGACGGTTAGGTTTATTACCAATAGAGGTGTGACACACGAGTTGGTGAGACACAGATTATGTAGTTTTGCACAGGAAAGTACAAGGTATTGTAATTACGGTGGGAAGGATATGGAGTTTATTAGACCGGTTTGGGTTGACATACAAGACCCAAAACCTATTGGAGAGTTTAACCAGTTGTTATGGGAAGCAGAACAATCTTACAATAGACTACTTAACCTTGGCTGGTCTCCCCAACAAGCCCGTGAGGTTCTACCTAACGCACTCAAAACCGAGATAGTAGTCCAGGCTAACCTCCGAGAGTGGAGACATATCTTCAAACTCCGCTGTAGCCCAAAAGCACACCCTCAAATGGTAGCACTTATGAAGCCACTTTTGAAGGAAGTTAAGGAAAGAATCCCAGTTCTATACGATGATATTTGGCCAGAAGTTTAACAATAAAAAGAGGGAAAAGAAATGATTGGAAAAGAACTAACAGACAAAGCACTAAACCAAATAAACACAGTTAAACAGGATAGTTATGAGAAACCGGAGGATAGTTTTGGAAGTATTGCAAGGAGGTGGACGGAGTATTTACACAACAAATACGGGACTGGAAAGTCTGTAACAGGTAGAACAGTCTCGGCGTTGGAACTAACTCCTCAAGACGTCGCCTTCATGATAATGGAGCTAATTGAATATACTTGCTTGATGGAAGATATGGAATGAAAAATTTTGCTCTCTAAATAAGACCGTTTTCTGAGGTAGTCCCAAGCAAAAAGAGTGTAAGAGGTTTGGGTTTTGCTGCCCACCATAATAGGAAGAAGGAGTTAGGAAGAATGAAGAAGTATGGATACTATATAGTGCCGGGAGACTTAATTCCAGATGGGCTTGACCAAGTTCCAGTAGTTATTTTCGTTGCAGAAGATTTTTCGGCATTTGAGAAATAAACTACTTGCCTTGTTAGATTCACAAGATAAGGAACTACAGGAAGCGGCAGATTGGTTGACTTGGCCTTAATGTTGGAAGAAAGTTCAGAGATTGAACTTTTGGAATAAGAACTAACCCCTCCAAGGAATCAATCTCCCTAGAAACCCACCAATTAAACTAGCTATCCCAACTAGCCAGAATACCCTTGGTCTGTCTTTCTTCAAATCACTTATCTCAGTTCCATGAACTTTAACATCTCCTTCTAAAACTCCAACTCTATCTTTAACCCCATCTTTCCCCCATAATCCATCCTTAATCTCTTGTTGGCCTTCCTTTAATGAATCAAGTTTGGTAAGCACAACTCCTTGGAACTCTTCCAATCCTACTCTCCGTTCAGTCATCCCATCACCTGTAAGTGGAAGTGGTCACCAAACCCTACATTGTGGTATAGACAGGTTAGTTTATTAGGTCTGCTTGGGTCATAAATATAGGTAGTGTTTAGGTATCTCTCTATCTGAGCAATCTCCTCAGCATTAAAATCCAAACTCCTAATATCTGCTCCTCTTCCGTAAGCATGTACGGATTTCTTATTCTCCAACCTAAATAGAGAAGTAACCATAATATCTCTATTGAAATGGAAACTACAATAAGTAGCTAAGTCCAACACAATCCCTCTGAGTTTAGGGTTCAATTCTTGGAAGTGTTCGTGGTCTGTGTCCTCTTTGAAACGTATTCTGAGTACAAGAGTTTTCATGTTTCCCTGCTCCTTACCTTGACAGAGTAGGTTGAAGTGGAATATTTAGTTTACCTTGTTCTTGTAGTCTCCTAGTCTTTGCCCTGTTGGAGGCAGTAATTCCAAATGCAAACAATTTGGCCAAAATTTCATTTTTTTGTGCTGCCGTAGTTGCTTTAGCAATTTGTCTAATGGACTTCTCTAACAAATTTCTGCCGCCCCTACTTAAATACATCCTGGACAGGGGGTCACCTATAGGCTCTACAATAAATCTTATAACCTCCAATGAACCTTCTTTCCCCGCAACTTTAGGGTCAATTAACTTTGCTACGTTAGCAATATCAGTAAAACCCTTTAACTCTTCTGGAGAAAAAGCAGCTTTTAAAGTTGCAGAATCTAATCTTTTTAACTTATTTACCAAGTCCCCAGGCAGGAAGTTCCCTGTTTTGGGGTCAATTTCCATCAAACTTTCAAGAAAAGCTGCCTTTAAATCCTGTATCTTCTCTGGTTTACCCATTGACCTTAACACGGCGTAGGTACGTCTTATGTTTTTTGTGTTTCCTGGTTGGTAGATTAAATTGATTAAGTTCTGCGGTTTTTGACTTCTAACCAAAGTTTTAAAGAATCTGTTTCCTGCAAGGTCAATCTGACTTAACCCCAACCCTTTGGGAACAACTCCAGTTGTCTGAAATCTGGCAACAACCCTTTCATGTGCGATTGCCTGGGCAGCAAAATCTTGTAAAGATTCAAAGGTTTCGTCACCAAGTAAAGACCTTACAGTTCCTTCACCAGCTTTCTTAATTTCTGCGTTTAAAGCAGTCCCAGAAAAAACATCATCAATATCCAACCTCAAGAGTTTATTGGTTGCTGCCTGCTGTACTGACCTGAGTCCTTTTTCGTTCAGTTCTCGTTTCAGTAACTTAGCAAGGAACTCCTGTTTTGGTTTAAGTATAACATCTAAAACAGCCCCAGGGTCACTATTTATTAACTTTTTAATTCCTGGAGTCTTTATGAAATCAAACTTCTGTTTGGACGTATCAACCCCGGCCTGGATTAAATCATCAACTTGGGTTCCTGATACCTTGGCAAACTCAGATAAATCTTTGTCCAAAGCCATTTTTATTCCCCTAAATAACCTTGAGGATTTTTTCCCTGCCACAACAAGTTGTTCCTGTCCAGGTAGCCCAGTTATGGATTCAATTCTACTAATTATATCATTTAAATCACTCCGCCGCCGCACAAGAGAATTGAAACTGGTAGCTCCTTCTATAAAATCACCCTGGATACTTTGTAGCAAAGCAGTGTTGCCTTTCCCCGCAACTGTTAATGCCTTAGTTTCCTCTTGCAATGCTTTATGTATGGCTTTTAGTATATTGGGAGTAGGTACAATATCATCACCAACTTGGGGTAATGCTTCTTTTGCTCCGTTAAAAAACGAACTAGCCACAGATTCAAACTCTCTCTGCCTCCCCTGTACAGCTTCTTTTGTAATTCTACCTAGTTCTTCATAACTTTCAGAGGAACCAAACATCTCCAATACATCATTTTTCAACTTGTTTAAGACTCGCCCTTTTGCTTGTACTTTACCGGCAAGTAAAGTATCTACTTCTTTCTGGATTTGCACACCTAAAGATTCCAGGCTTTCCTTACGTTTGACGCCCTTAGATATATCTTTTATTAGTTTTTCCCTTGCATTTATTAACGCTGTAAACCTTTTCTGGTCAAATCGCTCAAACTTCCCAGCTCCTGTTAGGAGTTTCCTAAAGAAGTTTTCTCCTTTTTTTAGTACAGCGGAACTTCTTGCCTCTCCAATTGTAACAGGCACGTCCAGTTCCTTAGCGGACTGGAGTCTTTTTAAGGTTTCTGCCCCAAGTTTTTTAGTCAAAGGTTTGAATAACTTTGTTCCTATCCCTGTTAATATTCGTCCTCCAAGGAGTCCCATAGCTTCTAACTTGGCACCCTCAAGGATGTTTCCCCCGGCCTCAGCGAGTTCTTCTACTAAAGTCCCAGTTTGTTCCCCCAGGAGTAAATCTGCCCATTCATCTCCGGTAGCATATCCCAATGCTCCACCCCCAGCAATAGCTAGTGGGCCACCAGGAGCAGCAAGCAATCCTCCACCGATAGACCCAACCGCCTGTAAGGTTGGACGTACTGCTGGTTTTAGTTGTTGGGCAAAACTCTCCTCAGCACCAGGAGCAGGTATGTCTGGAGAGACATCAGATAATACTGGCTGTGGGATATTAACTTCCGTAACTTCCGTAACTATCGGTTGGGGTTCCGAAAGAACTCCAAGTATTTCAGAAGAAGAGAACTTGCCATCAATAGCTTTTTGTATTCTAGGAGCTAAATCCTGGTCTTGAGATAAAACAGACAGTATTTCATCATCCTCAAAACCTTGTTGCCTAGCTTCTTGTATTCTCTTCAACAAAGGCATTACTGACCCCCAAGAAGGATATTTCTGAGTTGTTCTTGTCTATCATCAACTTTACTTGTCGGCCCCAATCCTGGCGGTAACTCTGGAAAACCTAAATCTCCCAATTCTTTCCTTGCTCTGGTACGACCCACTATTAATTCGGGGTTTAAACCCGCCTCAGAAGCTATTTGGGTAAAATCAGCCCTTACTTCATTAGCTTTCCCTTGTGCAATAGCGTGCATAGCTCTTGCTGCCTCCACCAAAGATTCTCTGTTTTCCTGAGTTATGCCTGCACCTCCCTTAGCCACCCGCTGAAAAAATCCCTGCACCCTATCTAAGTATCCTTGCCCTGCTTCGGTTCTTGCAAACTCACTTTCCCTGACAACTGAGTTAGGGTCTGTTATCTTATTAAACAAGGTAATTAATCCTTGGTCTAAAGCAATAAAACCTTCTGCCCCAGTTGCTTGTTTTGCTAATTGTTCCATGGACTTAAAGGAAAAATCTATTGTCTCAAAACTTTTTATTCTTTGGTCACCTCTAAAAGTCTTTATAGTATCATTAGTTAGTTGCAATTTCTCTTTGGCAGACAACTCAACTCCAGATACTTTTTTCTGTTGGGCACGTTTTAACTCTTTGGCGTTAGCAAGTATCTCTGCTCTTCTTTTTGTGGGTAAATTAGGAGTAAGTAGTGCCTGCTCAAATGTTTTTGGGCTGGTTGTAGGTTTATCCGCCCCCCTTGCAATTTCAGTAGCCTTAGCTTCCCCAGGTCTTTGTATGAAGGCTCGGCTACCGGGAGCTAGTGTGAATGGTTTAGCCCCCCCGGTCTTAGCTACAGCAAAAGCACCCTCCAAAAATTCCTTAGCTATTTCCCCTCCCCCCTGCAACAACCTTTTTACGGATGGAACATCACGGGGATGTATTTTATCATTCAATAGAAGTTGGTCTATAATACCTTCTATTTGGACGTTGTTTAAAGTTCTAGCTTCCACTTTCTGCAACAAATCTAAAACATTCTGAGATTGTTGTTGCTCAAGTTTTTTTTTAACCCTAAACGCTTTTAAACGCCCAAAACCTGCAATTGAAGGAGGTTCCTCTTCTGCTCTTTCAACAGATAAAGTAGTTACATCGGCAATTAAACTTCTAATTTCCTGTAACTTCCGATTAAGACTTAGATTACTTTTCATAATCTTCTTTATCCTGGGTTGTACCTCCTTTAAAGTTTCTAAAGGAATATCTTCCCCCTCTCCAAACTCGTCAAAGTTTCCAGGAGCAGTTGACCTGGAGTAATTCCTAAATGCAGAGTTTAAAGTCTTTTTCTGACTGCTGGGCGACCGGGATAAAAAATCATCCCCCGCAATCTCGTTTAAAGTAGAAATTAAATCTGTCCCAGCTTGTTTCTTACCTTGTTGATTTTGCTGTCTCAACAGTTGGAGTTCTTTTACCTGATTCTCCCAATATTGATTTTCACCCAATAAACTTGTGAACTTTAAAGAACCTTCTGTTTGTTGTGACTCAGCTAATACTCCCATTAGGCTATCCTCTCTTTCTGCTCTAACTTCTCTATCTTCTTAGCTAACTGCTGTATCCCTACCAATAAATAAGTAGTAAAATCCATTAAATCAATATGCTTCCCATCTGAGGTTACAAGTTGTTGTGGAATATCCTCCGCTATTACTCCGATGTGGTTCTTACCATCATCTGTAACTTCGGATTTATATCTATACTTCACTACATCAATATCTAACAACTCTTGTAGGATAGAGTCCACAACAGCAGGGATTATATCACCTTTAAAACTTTTGGAACTGGCGTATGCGGTACCCGCAGCACCCATAGCAGAACCAGCAAGTTGATACTGCGCTAATACTCTTTGGTTTTTCAGGTTTGCACCCTGCATACTAGCCTGGAGAGACATTTGTCTCTGGAATTGGTAGGGTTGCAGAGCTTGCCCATAACCCGCACTTAAAGCAAGACTAGGAGCGCCAGCTCCCTGTAACTGATTATACTGTTGTTGTCTCAATCCTGGTAATGCGCCTAAAGTTTGGAGATATGAGGCAGTTCCTGTGGTTATTTCCCCCCTCATGGCTGCATCAAAAGCAGCCGCCTTACCTTTTCTAAATTCCTCTAATCTTTTTCCCCCACCAGTTGTTAGTGCATAATTGGAGCCTAGTCTGGAACTTAATTCCTCCCTCAATGCCTTCTCTCCTTGGTCATACATTTGGAGTACACCAGATTGAATAGGAAGGTCGCCTTGTAACGCTGACAGCGTTCTTTCCCCGGATGCTCTAGTTATATCTGCGGCAAGTTGTTCAGCAGTGGTTGTGGGAATTTCAGACCGCTCCAAAACTCCTGTATCTGGGTTTCTTGCCAGCCCCATACTCTCCAAAATAAATGGAGCAAATTCTTGTTGCTGTGCCCATTGACTTTCCAATATTGCTGTCTGGCGTTCCATTATTGCTACTTCCGGGTCAGCTGGGGGAGATGGTGCTGCTGATGTCCCACCCTTACACTCAGCAATACCTCCAACATAGTTGTAACTATCTTCTTGCAAAACTTGTCCACTTTGTATATCAATCACTACCTTAGTATAAATCTTCACTTAGAAATCTCCTTCCGCATAAAAGTTAAATCTCTTAACTCTTCTGCTCCCAACCTTTTTGCCATTTCTACAAACTCTGGGTTGTATATCTCTACATAGAATGTATATCGTTTAACTCCTAGCTCTATTAAGAGTATCTCCAACTCCCTCACAAGCTCCAATCCAACTCTATTCGCTCGTATTCCATTCTGCGAATTCGTCTTATAATCAGTAACATAGTAATCTACATACGCCTGTGTAGAGTTACTGACAAGTGCCCAGATAAATCCTACTATCTGTCCGTTCTCCTCAGCCACTAAACCAAGCCCATTGAGGTCTGATGGTTCGTGTGGAGGCTCTACTCCATTGTTGTTTAAGAGATGCCAGACTTGAATGTAATCGTCTGGTTGAAAGAATCTAATCATAGCTTCCTGCTTAATATTCCCAACCCACAGCAGCCAAGGCTCCCCCAGCATTATTTACATAGTAATAAATAGTAGCTACATATCTAATTTCAAGAGTCATTGCCATTGCGTTGCTAGAGGCAAATATACCAAAATCAGTAGCAACGCCACCCCCAAAATTAAAATATTCTCCGGCATGGCCATCTGAGCGAGGGCTTAAGCCCAATTGGTTGCCAGGAGTATTAAAAGCAATTTTTATTCTCTTCGCGGTTGGAGGGAAAAAAGATGTAATAGATTGAGATGTCCATGCCCCTGTTGTAAAACTACCGTTCTTAATTGCTTGAATAACATTGTATTCAACATAAGTATCAGCCTGGTAAAACCCCAAGAAATTCGCACTTCCGTCTGTTATTACAGCCCCCACCAATGCTTTATATGTATATCCAGAGGGCATCGTTGGAGCGGTTGAAGAGGTGGAACCTAAACTTGCAACAGTAGTTCCATCATAAATGACCCAAAGATAATACCAAGTGGAGTTTGCAAGGGTGCCTGCATCTAAAGCATTAATACCTACGGTTGCATCTCCTACCATTGTTAGATTTACAGAAGAAGCTCGGTAACTCTCTCCGGCTGCATTCTGCAAAATAATTTCATCTGCATCAATATCAACATCGTGGTCAGTATCTCCAGTATTGGTTTTTACAATAAGCCCCCTTGAGGTATCTCTAATGTCCTGAGTTATTACAGAAACTCCAGATGCCCTAGAATAATTACTACATCTCCAATCTCCACTGGCATACTCCACAAACTCAGCTATATCTCCTGCTGCCGTAGTAATATTGGCAGCTCCAGGCAAGATTAAATCCGTGGCATGATGGGTCAATGTTAGAATAGCATCAAATTGGAGAGTTACTACTGCTCCAACTTCCAAAGTCCCAATGGACTGAATAGTGGTTGTACCCGTAATATCAAACTGATTACCATCTTTACCAAGTACCAAAGCATTCGCACTGGCAACGTCTGCTCCCTTAGAGCCAAAGGCTGCACAATCATTAACCCAGTTAGACTTTCCAGACAGCAGCTTTATTTGGTATGCAAACTGTTGGAGAAATGTTTCTAGGTCTGACGGAATCTGGTTTGCTGAGTTTAAATATGGGTCGCTAGTTGCATTATGCTCAGCAGTTGTTGCTATTCCTGAGCCAAGACCTGTGGGGTCTAAGTTGTCTAGGATATTTGAAAACTCATTATCATCATCGTCAGCTATAACTGTAGCTCCAGTTTCTCTATCTTTTAATTTATTGAAAGTTGCTCCCGTTGCCATCTTATCCCATCTCCTTCCAAGTTTATTCTATAACAACACCTAAAGGAACAAAATCTATCATTAACTGCATTATTTTAAACCTTCCTCCATTAGTTGAATTACTTATTTCCAGCTGTATTCTTTTTCCTATTGCTTTTATTGGGAAGGTAACATCTATTGTACTAACACTACCATATACAACAGTCCCATAAACCCCAGTCCCATACACATCCCCAGAACCTCCAAGAGTAACAGTTTGAGAAGTTTGTTTAATACCATCTACCCATATATCAACAGTTGTTGTGTTAATTCCATACGGAATTGCTAATATTCTCCCACGTAGATATTTCTTTTTGCTGTTAGGTAATCCAAAGGTCAAAACAGGAGTTTTGAATTTTGAATTATAAGCTAAGGAATTATCCTTAGCTTCAACTTGATTAAGTTTCCAAATATAACCAGAACCATCTCCAGTAAAAACAGTAGGATGTTTCTTGTTGTAACGAACAATAGTAGAACACTGAGCGTTATAGCCACTTGGATTATCTTGATTGTCCCTAATCATCCAGGCATAGTTTATAGGTCTGTCCAAATAGAACACCAAGCAAGTATCCACATCAACTTGACCTTTCCTTACAACAAACCAATTAACTGCTCTTTCTATCGGGTCATAAACTCCATGAAACTTCTCACTAGCTTCCAATTTTACATTGTTTTTTACCCAATTGTGTATGAAAGACCCAACTGTTAAACTTGCCCGTTTGTAGTCACCAAACTCCTGCGCTCCAGTTATACTGTATATTTCTCCATCATCAGCCATTACATGGACATCAGTATCAGTCTCAACTATACAACGCCAGTTAATCGCTCCGCCCTGCCAAGCCGTGCTTCCATACCCCCAATCAGAAGTAGTTGAACTGGAATCATTTACAATAAAGGATTGTTTCCTGCCAAATAAAATAAGCCGCCCAATAAAAGATACCCCCCCAACAATTCCATATCCATCATCAGTATCAATTATTAGAGTTACAACTCCAGTTACAAAATCATTTCCGTTATTGGAAGCACTTAGATAAATAGTAGTTGGGGTTCCGGCAGCCCCTATTGCCACCAGTCTTCTTGAGTTCCCTCTGGAGTGGACAAAGAATTGAGTTGGGGCATCGTTATTAACTGACCAGTCCGCTGCACTGGTTGAGGTTGTATTTATAGTTGGGATAACTGCCCCCAAGTCTGCATCAGCGGTGTTATCTGTGTATATTGTAGTTATATTATCACTTAAAATGGTTAATAGCTTGTAGTCACCTGTGTCCCCTGTTTCAGTCCTGTAAAGTTTACGCTGGGAAACTAAAGCACCCCCAAGTGGAATAGTCAATAGACTTACCTGCCCATCAAAGGCTTTAGCCCTAATTGTTATAACATCAGAAGTAGCTCCACCCGTAGTTTCTCCAGAGGAGTCTAAAAAAGTTACTTTATATGAATGAGTACCATCTTCTACATTACCAGAAAGTCCTCCATCCGTATAAACTACCATAGTACTGACATCGTCTAGGTTAGTAGTTCCAGGCACAAAAACAGCATCAGATTTAGATACAGTAACAGTTCCCATACTTGCATGGACTGAGGATAACATCGGCAGCCCAGCAATAGCTTCGTCTGCGTCATCATAACCATTAGCATTATCTGTTGCAGCTATAATATCAACTGTAGCATCCCCGCCAACTTCTAATCTCCAGGCACCATACCTATTTTTTGGGATATCGCTACCCGATAATGCTACACCAACTGCATCTGCATCCTGAGAATAACTACTGTCCTCCAGATAAAAAGTAAAAGCGCCATTGGCAACGTTAGGTAACGTGGAACCTATTGCTAAACCCGTTGCAGTTGTAACTCTATTCAAACCATCAAATGATATAACTCCTGGGGCGCTTACCCCACCAAGCCCTAAATTAACTGTTTCGGTTGCAAGGCCATCCCAGGTTTGTGGGACATTGGCTCCGTTAGTCATAAAGAGTGTGTTGTTTAGGAAAGCAAAAGAGGTAAAACGATTTTTGGCTAGGCCAGTTTTAAGGATTGAGGTCTGGTCTTTCCAGATTTTGCCCTCTGAGTCGGAGTTGATTACAGATTGTTGGAGGTTTTGGAAAGTTGCGTCGTAGATGCCTGTTATTTTAGTTGGTTGTCCAAATTCGTACAATTTTCCTGTTGTAAGACCACCTCCATAGACTTTACCATTAAATACAACAACAGGGTCGATACTATCTTGACCTGGGATAACCTCGGGCCAGAGAGAATTTGCAAGTTTATGTACTCCATAAGATAATCGTATAATGTATAAATTGGAATTAAATATAACAAAATGACCTTGAAGCATAGGTAATTGATTTGTTGTTACCCAAGCACTAATACCATCAAATGTAGATATTCCACCTCCGAGAGTAACAGAAACATAAAGAGTACCGTCAAAAACTATGGAACGAGTGGTTGAAATAGGAGTTCCAAGACCCACAGAAGTAACCTCAATCCAAGCATCTGTACCATTAAACCTATGTAACTTCCCGTTGGTTGTAAGAATACCATAAAGTTGAGAGTTAAAAATAACTAAAGAACCAACATTTGTTTCACCGGCTGGATTAGAAGCTACCTCAACTAGAGTATCTGTGTTATTCCATCTGTATAACTTACCATCTTGACCCCCAGCATAAAGAGAACCGTTAAATTCAATAATTGAATTTATTTGTGTTATCCCAGCAGGGGCAGGTGCAGCTTCTTCCCATGCAGTGCCTCCAGAGTTTAATCTATACAACTGTCCAGTATTGGTTGCAGCATACAGTCGTTCTTTAAATACAGCCATTCGATAAATGTCAGTTACAGACCCTAATTTACCTGCAACTAGAACCCATAAATTTGACCCATTCCATTTGTATAACTTCCCATTTGGTTTAGTTCCTCCATACAATGCAGAATTAAAAACAATTAATGACCTAATATTGGCTTCACTATCTAATTTGGGTGCAACTTCAACCCAAGCAGTTCCTTCTTGTGTCATGTTTAGTGAGTTAACTATGTCCGACCCATCCCTAGTCTCTCTCAGCCCCTCCCCCAACTTCAAATTCTTAGTTGGCACCACCATCAACTCTGGAGCTATGGATTCAATGTTCTTACTAGCATTAAAGCCGCCCTGGCTACAATCAATTACAAATGTTTGTCCTTCACTAGCCATTATTTATCTTCTTCCCTGGGTTATAAAAACAGAAGCTAAATCTCCAGACGAACTCTCAGCCTCACCTCTTAATCTCAACCCCATTAAATAAAGTCTCTCAACCTCCATTACTAGTATCCCTTCCTCTGGAGCAATCTCTGCCGCCAACAAATATTTCAAAGCCATAAACCAAGCTGAGTTTATATCTATGTTATTCCCCTCAACATCCATATCTTGGAGTTTATTAACAACCAATAAATGGAGAACATCAGTGGCATCATCTGGGACTGGGTATAGATATAGTTTAATTCCTGCAAGTTGTTTATCTGCCCAAAACTGGGAAGGACGAGATTCTGTATCCTTAGTTCCAAGTGCAAAATATTCCTCTGCACTTATTGGAATAACTGGAGTATCGTTTCCATCAGAGTCCCTAATAAAGGCTTGGTCTATTGTTATAACCTTTTGGTCAAGAGTATAAGAAGCTGTGGAGACAACAAGAGCCTGGGTTATCCATTCTTGACTCCAGGGGAACACAAGATTAAAACCCTCTGAGCTTAAAGACTTGAGAAGCATCTCCAGGGCTTCCAGAGCATTGGTTTTTTGAGTAGTTGTAGCTGTAGAGATACCAATCAAACGATGGGAAGCTGCAATAAGTTGAGTTCCAGTTATATTATAATCATAACTTGCGGATAGAGCCATTCTTTGTTCCTTTTATTTAATTTCTTTCTTGCTTAATTTCCTAAGTTCTATCAAAGCACCATTTTTACTGACAATGTTAGTAACAAGCTCATTTTTCCGTCTTTCAAGTGCATTCAGTTCTGTGGTGTGCTGTTGGAGTTCATCAGAGAGAGCCTCAATTCGTTTTTCTATCCTTTCTAAGCTATCAAAATTTCTTTCCATCTTATTATCCTTTAAACTCCTGCTACAAGTTTCTCCGCCCCAGCGTAATATATGTGTAAACCATCAGACTCCATCCAAATTAGTCCATTCGTTAATGTCGCTGGGGCGGCACCTAAATATGGGAGTAAAATAGGGCTATCAAATTTAAAGTGCGCTTCATCTTCCATCCAAGTGAGTACACCGTCATTAGTTTCCCCATTAAAAGTAAGTGTATAATCAACCCCGGCGGCACCGATACCAACCGTAATATTATATACAGATAAATCATCACTTACTATAACAGGCGCACCCGACATTTTCCAGCTACCGGCAGCATCAATGGCAGTTTTGACTACCACTCCAGATTGCGTATCATACCCAACAAAGCGTAGAGCCGCATTATGTGCTGCCTGTCGAAAGTCAAATGGTGCAGTAGGAAATGCAGTACGAAACCCGAACCGCCCAAACTTATCAAAGGACATTAAGATACTATTCGAACTATCACGTAATTCGACATAACTAACGGCTTGGGAAACTGCTCCTTTAATCTTCATACCAATCATTGAAGCCGACCCAAGAGTAATATTTAAACCTGCATCTATAGGGATTACTACAGCACCAGCAGAAGTAATACTATCCAGAGATATATCACCTACATCATCAATATCATACCCAGCGAAGTCAATATTAGCATCTATAGTATGTCCAGCTACTGACCAAGCTAAATTGACCAGTTCGGAGTGGTCATCTATAGAATCGTCAATCTGTATATGTGTGTTTCCTATCACGACCTCTCCACATAAGTATAATTAACATCATCCCCAGCAGTTGAACTCCCAAAGTACAAAGTTTTATTAGCTGCAACTAAAATAGCTAAATGCCTGGGGGCTTTGTTTCCATTTGTGGTAGAGGGAGTTCCTCCATTATTATAACCCCAGCGTACAGTTCCAACCTTATTTTCTAACGCAACTACCAAAAGATAATCAACCGTTGGAGCAGAACTTGGAACAGCGTACCAAGTATTAGCAGAGGCAAGAGCTACTGTCCCATCCCCAGTCGTTCCGCTGAAAGCATTCTCATCTACTTGTAAATGTCCATCAGAATCTACAGCTTCAGGAACCCAAGTAGTCCCTCCATCAGAACTGCCGTGGCTCTTTGTTGATGGAGCTTCTGTTAAATCTGCGGAGACTTTCTTGGTACTTTTAGCGCTAGGCATTAATCTACCACTTGAACCTTACTTATTTTGTAGGTTTTTTCTATGAAGGTTGGCTTAATTACAGTTTCTGGTACATACTTAATCTTAGGTACTTTAATTATCTCATCCACATATTCAACTCTGGGTACTTTAATGGTCTCTTCCACTTTCCGATAAGTAACTCTATCAACCACAATATCCTTATAGGTAACTCGGTCAACCTCTACATCTCTCCAAACAACCCTATCAACAACAATCTTCCTATCTTCTTCCACGATTGTTATTTGTTTAATTTCATACTCTTTTTCAACAATAACTGGCTTTTCATATTCTTTTTCCACCAGTTTGGGGATTATATGCTCTACTTCTTTTAGTTTAGTAACTGGTTTCTCGTACTCCACCTCATTAATAACTGGTTTTTCATAAACCTTTTCTACGTACTTTGGAACCTCTACATCCTTAGGAATGTAGTTTGGAACCTCAATATTAACTGATTTCTCCACAACCTTGATAGAAGAAAGTTTAATACTAAAATCTCCCTCAGGCTCGTGTATAACCTCTATTTTTTTCTTACTGGATGTTGGCACAATAATCTCCTTATTAGGTAGCCCAACTAACTATTTCAACTACAACTCCAGCAGTTGGAGACTGTAAATATAGTATCAAAGCAGCAGTGTTAATTCCATCCTCAAAATGGTCTGCACCTTCTGGGATGTTAATATATTCAATTCCACTTTGTCCCTTAATGTAAGCTAGCTTTATGTCATCATCAGTACGACACCGAATTGTAAACTTTTTAGTGCCATTAGGAAGTTCATAGGAATATTCAGTGTCCTGATTAGTTAAAGTTAGATTCTTAATTGTTGGGGTCTTTCCAAATAACGCCATTTCCTACACTCCTCTCTATTTAAACCTCATATGCAACAAAATCCGATACCCATCTCCAGAGGTAGCTCCAGTAGTTGTAATAAGAATATCTCCAGTGCCGTCTGTCCCATCAGAGGGGTCAACAAGCGAGTAGCCAATCACCCCAGAGATACCACTAGGAGCTCCAATCAACCTAGTAATTTCTGCTGCTGGAGCTCTATCCCACTCTAACAGTACATTAAACCCAGAAACATCATACTCAATCCTATCAATTATTGTTCCAATCGGAGCTATGCCCTCTGTGGTTCTAAACTCACTTATATCTACTTTCTTGACATTAGTTTCCCCAGTTCCATCACTCAGGCAAGTAAGCTGAACCTTAACTCTATTCCAACCTCCAGAAGATGGAGGGTTTCCATCCCAGTTAGCTGGATAAATCCATTTAATTGCTACTGCATCTGCCATTTTTATACCTCTTGTTCCAAAAGTTCAGACTCTAAACTTTTTGTAAGACTAATCAAACTTCTGTGGCTTATGAAAAGGTAGCTTAAATCCCTCTTCTTGTAATGGTTTTGGGTACCAATCCTTCTGACACACAATTAAACCATCCCATGTCTTTTTTAATTGAGTCCTAAGATAGTCCCACCCACAAACATCGCAGCGTCTTTTGAACGTTCCAGGAACATATCTTCTTAATGGATACATACCCATTAGTTATCTTTCCATCCAGATACCAAGAAAGTCGGTTGTCATAGTTTTTGCGGCAGCAGCGCCATTTTGAGTGCCAAAAGAAAGTGTCATATACTCATCATCAGGTAGGGTGCCCGAACTCAAGGTTCCTTTTTCAATGTCATCAACAAAATAATGAATAGTATCTACTCCATCCCAATAAAAACCAAGAATAACGTTGGTATCGTCCGAAATAGTGCCTATAGCGGAAGCTGTAGTATATATACTATTTTTAACAATATGGAGGTCTATATTCTCGTCCCCATCGTCCATTTGGAACCAAATACCATCAGTCGGAGCGGTGTCAATTGGGTCTGTTGCAACTTTATGAATGCCAAGAATAAAATCCTGCTGTTCAGCTTCGTTTCCTTGAAACTTACACTCAAACCAAGCTTTCTTACCTACAGCAAACTGTATGGCCTCTAAATCATTAGTTCCACCATCATGGCTTCTTTGCAACCAAAGACTATCATCTTCATTTGCAGCGGTTGTAATTATTACTGCTCCACCAATCCCAGTATCAGACTGGGCAGCGGCAGATGTACCCGCCCCTGCGGAAGTAGCTGTTTTTACCCAATCGGCAGCAGTGTACGGCAGGAAATCCTCAAAAAGACTAATCATTTTAGTGGGGACTAACATGGGGAACTGCCCAAAAAGGCCTCCAGCCGCTGCATTTGTAACTCCATCGCTATACCTAATAGGACTTGCCATTACTTAAATCTCCTTATGAAAACGTGTCGGTTAGGACACGTCCTCTTACCTTAATTGGCAAGAGAACGTTTCCATAGGTTAATTATTATGTTGCTGCTGTTACGGTAACTCCCCTTGCTAATGGACGGTATCTAATGTAATGCCTCCAAGTACCAGTAGTAGAACCTACTCCAATAACAAGTGTTATTATTCCAGCTCCAACTATAACTCCTCTATTATGGTCACCAGTTAAACCAACTAAGGGGTCAATCAAGTCTGGCGCAGTCGCCAAGGTAAGTCCATTTAAAACTACACCAGAACCTGCAGCAGCATTCGCCAACGAAGCAGAAGCTCCAGAGAATGTAGTTGCAGCTCCAACTGTTGGGTCAGCACTGTATTGAAGTGTAGAAGCAGTTGCATCGTTGAGAGTGATACATTCACTTACCAATGCAAGTATTTCAATTGGCCCACCAGTAACAGTAAAAACAGTATCCGCATTAACCATGACTACTGGGTTATTTGAAGAGATTGATTTCTCTTGTTGTTCATATGACTCTCTTAAAACTTCTGCAATAGAGACACCATCTGCGGGGATTGCAGCAGTTGGAAACCCTGCTATTCCATTTGTTGCATACAAAATATCAGCTAGGGAGTTGTTAGCAGCTAAAGAAGTCCCAGAGTCTGGATTTACAGCCTCCATAATCTGCTCAAGACGCTCTAAAATGGAGCCGTCCTTGTTGGCAACAACATTTGTGGAGGAAAATCCATTATCATTATCATCTGCTCCAAGAATGTTAGCTGCAGAATCTGGTTGAACAACAATTGGCGACCAACCTGCCTGGTCTGTTCCATCATTATGGTAAACCTGAAACATCTCCAAACCACCAGCATCCACACTGGTTGTAATAGCATCTGTTATAGCATAAACATCTGAAATTGTTCCAGTAGAGGAGCTACCATTGACCTGAATTGCATGTTGACCAGACTGTAAATTAGTAATCTTACCGCCTTCAATTGTGCAGTCAACCTGGGCATTTCCACCAGCAGGAATATCAATACCAGCTAAGTCAAAATCACCATAGATGTCATTATCTTCAACGCTAACACCAATATGGTCTTTAGCAAAAGAAATTGCAGAATCACCATTCCCAGCGGTAGGTACATAGAACTTGTTGCCTTTAATATACCCACGGTCAGAATCATTATCTGCAACACCAACAGTGATACAGTTTAATGGAGTTTGTGTGCCTTCCCTGAAGTCACAGCCAACAATTGCAAAGTCCTTGCCACTTGTTTCAATCATCATTACTTGACTGGCGATGTTACATTTAAAAATAGCATTAAAAATGCCAGTATTGGCGGCAGCAAGTTTAAAATCTGCATCTGTATCGGTTGTGAAAGTAAAGGTAGCTCGTTTCTCCCCTGTACCAAGACAGATAACTAGAACTCCAGCTACATCAATATCAACAGCAGAATCAGCAGTTAGAGTTTCAGCATGCCCAGGAAGAACAAAGATAACGTCCGTATTATCGGCAGTACAATTGCCAACAGCATAATCTACAGTAGAGAAAGGACGATTCCTACTTTTACCGAAAGTTCCAAGGTTAGAAGCCCCAACCCCAGGTGTATTATTACCAACCCAAAATACATTTCCAGGAGCGACAGAATGAAGAGGAACACCTCTTAATTCCAATCCTTTGGGAAATCCATTTGGGTAATTTGAATATCTATCTAGCGCCATTGTATAATCTCCTTAAAAGGAAAAGTGGAAGGAGGAATGGCTACCTCCTTCCAACAGTTTAATTAACTAACTCCAGGACTTCCATAAATCCGTCTGGGGTCTTCCCACCCAAAGCCCATGTTGAATACAGTCTTAAAGAGTGCATTCTCACTGGAGAACTCGTTGTCCCTTGTAAAATCAGGTTTACGAGTAACGAAGTTTATCAACCCATTCTCACCTTCAAGAACAATGAACCAAGCCTTTGTGCTGGTTAAGTAATGAGAAATCATCCAGGGAACTGCATTGTATGCAAAGTTCTTTGCATTGTTTGCAGTATCAGGTTCTTGTGGAGAACCAAATAACTCAGTGCAATTCCTCCAATTATTCATTCCAGTAATTAGCTTCTTTGGACGAGCTTTGAACTTCAAGCCTGCGGGGTCTGTGTAAGCTGCAATGTCAATCAATGCCTGCTCAAACGAGTCAGCATTTAAATCCGAAGCAGTAGTAGGTTCATTGGCATAAGTTCCACCAGTTTCCCTAACATGCACCTCTGAACACAACTCCAACCCATCCGCACCCTTATACGCACTATTAAAAGCCCTATCCAATGTATTGATACCTAAAGTTTCCTTAGTTTCATGGACAGATTGAGCTAATGCTTTTGGGAGCTGTTCAATCCGTCTATCTTGTTGCCAAAGATACATTTCGTAGGCAACAATAAAACCAAGCCCATAGACTGTTTGACTTATACGTCCAAGGAATCCTTCTTTGGGGTCACTGTATGAAACAGCTACACCAATTCCTTTTTCAGGAACTAACCCAAATCCAGCCATTCCAATATGCTCTTCATATTTCTTATTGGAAGTCTGAACATCATGGAACTCAGTGTATTCAGTTTCATATCTATTGTATGCAAGACCATACTTATCCCGCATAATAGGTTCAATGCTCCTGGCAAAATTACTAGGAGTAATCATCTAACTCACCACCTTTCAATTTAAACAGTAGCTCCACTACCAGTGTTATAGAAATGCTCATTAAAGACTACTTGGACAATGACACTCGCAGCCCAATCATTAGGGCTATATGAAGTGCTTTTCTCCAGGATTCTAAACTGTAGTCCAGTTCCAGCATCACTTGAGTCTAACTCATGCCCACTTAAGCCAGTAGTTGTTGAACCTGCTCCAGCTACATGGTTAGCAGTTGCAAATCTATCTGCTTCTGCAAGAGGGTCAGCCCCAGCATCATCAGCCTGAGTTTCAAATACAATGAACGGGTCATCATACACATCTAGTTTAATCTCAGTGAACCCAGTCTTTGTAGCTGGAATGTAATCTGAATGTTTCTGGTCTCCATTAGCATCTACATAAGAACAACCCCAGAAAACACCACAGACTATAACCCCATCATTTGCAGCAGCAGCTTCAATACCACCAGCAGCTACAGGTACCACCAAATCACCACGGAACAAGGCTGTTGCATAAGCTACAGCACAAGTATAAGGACTCCCTTTTACGGAATTAACCCCAGGTAATGTCCCTAAGAACATGTGCCTAATGGGCTTAAATCCAAAAGGAGTATCGGCATTTGCCATTTTACTCTCCTTTCTTACTTAGTTTTTAGTTGTATGTTGCCAGTCGGAAAGACAGATTGAATGTTACTTTGGATGGAGCCACTTAAAAAGAGGGCTGAATGGAAGAGGCACCATATAAGATACAGTGTCTCTCCCACTCAGATAAAACCAGCGAAGCAGAGTTAAATCCTAGTATTCACATCTCCAACAAGCTGTATATCAGAGCCAATCTCAGCTTGTAGCCGTGCCTTTGCTACCTTTCTAGGTTCAGGAACCAACGCTTGTTCAGCAGCAAATATTTGTTTCCCAATCTCTTTTAATCTACGAACCAGTAAAGAACTCCCAACAATTAAAGCTCCTTCAATCGGTATGCTATGGTCAAGAGTAGGGAGAGTATAACCTTCTCCAAGTTTCTTTCTAATTTCCCTATCTACTTCCCAATGTTGTCTTTGGGCTGCACTTAGTTTCCCAGAAGAGAGATAATCTACCCAACCATACTCAAATCTTGGGTCTTTTAGTTCATTTGGGATATGTTGTGGGCCGGAGTAAGTCCAGCTTTTATTCCATTTGATTTGGTTGTTCTTTTCATCCCCATCTAACTCCGGTTGTTTATCAACTTCAGATTCTTGAATCTTAGCTTCCAATTCTTTTATTCTAGTTTTTAGTTCTTTTACTTCATTAAATGCATTTACAGTAAGTTGTGAGTTAACTTTTAATTGGTTTGTTTCATTTGTTATTGCTACTAGAACTTCTTTATCTATAACCTTACCAACAGGCTTTGAGTTTGTAAGTGATTTAGAATTAGGTTTAACGTTTTCCTTCTTTGTTCCCAGAGTTTCCTCAGGCATTATTCCCTCTCCTTCATTATTTGAAGCGTTTTAATATATCTCTTTTCCCCATCTGGGTCGTTTTTATATAATCTTGCTATAATCTCTTTTTGTGCTGTATTCAGTTCTATCTTATCCCCACCAGAAGTAGAACCTGGCTTACCATGAGTCTCAACTCCGGGGATTCCAGTTCCAGCCCCCTTCCAATTAAACTTCTCCTCCACTCTTTTCTTAACTTCCTTCAACCGAGTAGCAACATCTGGCATAGATTGAGCTAACTCAGTATCTAACCTTTCAGCCGCCCCTGCCATGTATGAATCGTAGTCAGTAGAACCCTTTTTATACCAAGGAGTAGCAGAGATAAATCCTTCAACAGTAGCATCAAACAGTTGTTTAGCTGGGTCAACCGTTGTAGTAACTACTGAGCTAGGAGAGTTATTCTTCTGTAACTTAGCTACAAGTTGCTCCTCTCTTAACATCAACATCTTATCATCAACAGAATCTACAGTAGCCCAATCCCCCTCTTCCATAGCTTGTCTTTTAGCTTTCCTTAGTTCTCCTATCTCATTGGAAGTTACTCTGGAAGTATTCTTTTGTTCCTGCTCAAGTAGTTTCTCTTCTAGCTTTTGATTGTGGGAAGCCAACTCATTAAAAGAAGATTGTAACTTACCTACTTCTAGCTCTGCAATTTGCTGCTTCTTCCAAACTTCCTGAAATCTTGGGTGGTCTGGAGTTAAAGCATCTTGAGCTTTCTTTGGGTCTATCTTATCTTTATCTTCCAGCTCTGCCTGTTTTGTTACATCTAAATCCTGGGTTTCCCCCATCATCCAACCTCCTTATAAAGTCTATCTTTCATATCCAACTGTTCTTTAATCCCTTTAGATTCTTTCCATTTCTTGGGGGAAAGAATAGTAGCAAGTACGTCACCTTGTTCCATTAACTGATATTGAGTTCCTTTATACCTAAAAGGAAGTCCAGCATACTTTCCGTGGATTACATAATCTCCAAGCTCCAACTTAGTAGCTTCACTTCCTAAAGCTACAATAACTCCTTCATCTTTCTCTCCACAAGTTCCATTTTGAGGTATAATAATCATGCCACTCATTAGAGCAATTGTTTGTTTAACCAAGATTCTAGTTCCAACAGGATTAAAAATATCCTCCAGACTTAAATCTTCAAACTTTTTCTCTTTCAACTTTAACTTAGTTTTACCTAACTCTTTCACCAGCTTTAACTTTTCTTCCATTCTTCTAACTCCTCCTGTGTTATTTCCAATACTTCTTGAAGTATAGTGTATCTTCCTTGAATTCTTAACATGGCGTGAAGCTCAGACATAGTTGCAAGCTGTGTAAGCTCCTGGGAGCTTAAATCAGAAAGATGGGAAAAGAAATCCCTTGTTCTTGGTAAACTAAACCATTCACCCCAATCCATCTTCTACTCCAATCTCTCCACCTTGACCTTGTTCCTGCTGAATCTGTTGTAAGTACATATTGGAAAGAGTTTCTCTTAAATGAGCTTCCAATATATTCTTCCCGTTTGGGGTTAATGAATCTCCAAATTGGCTTTCCTGAAACTCAATGTGGACTTGATGGTGTTCCATGTGATTCTGAGTTGGAAGAATTGGGCTATTTAGGTCTTGCAGGAACCTTGCGTTCTCCTCCACAGGAGAAAATTCTGTTGGTTCTAACTCATCCTCAGAGGGTAAAATATCTTGAATGTTTGGAACATCATTTGCTTCCAGAACCATTTTAGTTGCTTCATACTCAGCTTTTAGATTCTTATTAAGTAATGGACTTTCTTTAACAAACTGGAGTATTCCTTGGGCTTTATTGATTCTTTCTATCCTACTTATCTTAGTTGGGTCACTAGTTGGGATTACATCTATATTGCTACTGTAGTCGCTCTTTCCACTAGAATAAGAAGTAAACTTGGTGCGTGATGAATCTTGGACAGCGAAGTAAACTTTTTCCTGTAAGTATAAACTATTAAGCAGGAAGATTTTTTTAAGCTCCTCTTTAAAGCTCCTATGCAATCTCTTATGAATCACACTAAAAACTTTGAGTCCTTGTTCCATAGCAGCCATAAAACTTGTGGCTGTTGTATCCGAAGCGGGGAGCTTACCTAACATTGCATCACTTACACTGCTTACTTCTTTAGCATATTGATATAACAAACCTAAGAGAGAAAAGAGTGCTGGAGAAGGAGGCTTAAAGTTGAATAAGTAAATATCCTTCTTTAAATCATCAGTTCTAGCTTGTATAGGTTTTAGTTCTCCACGAGTGAATGATAAACTTCCTTTTTTTATCCCGCTCTTGGAGTTTATGAACCCCGCCTGCATGTTAGCAAAGTTTCCAGCATCTGTAAGTTCATTTACAATTGTGTTAGCAGCTTCATTTAGGTGTCTAAGCATCAAACCGAAACCGAAGCTCAGGTGGCTTTCTGGATTGGGGATGAAGTTGTAATCTGTAAAGAAGTTCCAGGGTTCCTTTTCGTTGGTTAATGGATTCGTGTATTCCCTACTTACAATTCTAACTACAGACTTAGTCTCTTCATCTACTGTTACTATGTAGGGTTTAGCTATGTTACTGTAATTTCCATCTCCATCAAGATTGAGTAATCTGTGTTGCTCCAAGAAAACTCTGGGCTTGTCTGAGGTGAAAGGAGTTTCTTCTATCCCAGCTAAATCATCTATAACTTCTTTAACTTTATTAAGTTCATATATCCTGTGGGGAGTTCCAGGTTGAATCTCTTTGTTCTTTTCTTCCCCTAGAGTGTTCTTATGTAGCTTACTTGTGTTCTTAAAGATTCCAGTTTTCTCTCGTATAGCAACTTCATTAGGAGTTAATTCTATAATATGAGTAGTACGTTCACAAGTTTCCAACTCCTCACAGTGGTAACTTGTTACAAGTTGCTCTACTCCAATTAATTGGGAGTTTACTTTTTTATTTCTGTGGTCATAAAATGTTTTCTTGTAAGCAGAACCAAAGATTGGAAGTTTCAAACATAACTTATCCATTCCTTTCTCAAATCTTGGAATATCCTCCATCAATTGCCAGTTTAAATGCTTGGTTACTCTGTTTGCTTCATCCACTGTTTTTCCATCAGTTGATAAAGCTCGTACAATTTCAGTGGAGGAGGGAATAAGAGAATCATACGCTCTAGCTTGGAATTGGAGACAGGCAATTGTAAGGAGAGGAACTACAACATTGCTAGAGTTCTCTAACATTGGGATACTTTTAGGGTCTGTTTTTCCAGCAAAAAGCCTCAGAAAAGTTGCATTTTGAGTGTCCCATTCACTCCTACTTTTTATATCCTCTTGGTACTCTTCTGTACAGTTGTCTCCAATTGTCTCAAGTTTTTGGGTAGAGAGAATTGAAACTAAGTTGTTATCTTGTTCTTTAGGCATTTTTCTTCTTCTATTGATTGGATGACTTGGGCTATTTCCATACTTAGAACGATTAAGTCCTGATGTTTTATATCTAAATTATAAGACCACTTAATTGCTTCTATTACTTCATGAATAAAAACCTCAAATTTATATTGTTCTGGCATGTCCTCTGCCAACTCAATACAAGCCTTTGAGGGTTTAAAGTACCCTCTATTATCACTATCGTCCCAGAGTTTCTCCCGCCACTTAACTTCAAACTTATGACAACTAATCTTAATTTTCTTTGGAATCTTCATCTTAATACCCCGTCACAGAGTTAGCATTCTTACTTGTTGACTCAGAATAATACTCCTCATACTCTTCTGGTTCCCAAGTTGTATCTAACAGGACTAACCTTCCAAAGTTTTCCATCATGTGGTCATCTTTATCCACAGGTTTAGCTGTCTTTTCATCATACATCCAACCTTCAATTTCATACAAGAATCTAACTAAATCATCAAAAACAAGAACTCCAGCTTGTTTATTTAACCCATACAACAACTCATTACATAAGATAATTCCGTCTGTTCTCCTTTTACTTCCAGTTTCTAATACATGCTCAAACCTAAATAAGAAATCTTCCCATTTCTGATACACTGATTTCTCAATTGCAACATTCTCTCCCTGGCCTTTTGTAGCTGGGTCAATAATTATTCTCCCAACTCTGTACTGTCTCATCTTCACACGGCTGAGAATCTGTGTACCAATCTCTTCCACATTCCCATGACACCAAATCTCATCTACAAGATATTTTAGCCCCCAGTTGGAAGTAGCCATGAAAAGAACAGCTTGCTCTACCTTGGGGTGGTAATCAATAGCTATATCTACCATCCAATCTAATGGAATTTTAAACCGTTCTACTAAATGAGTTTCACGCTTAAACCTTGAAAAGATAATTCCACTCAAGTAACTTGGAATTCCTAAAATCCTAGCTTGTTTCTCATCTTCTCTTAACTTACTTGCAAAAACTTCTATACTCTTATGGTTTCTTAATCCAAATCCTACATTATCGTAAATAGTTCCATGATTGTTATAGACTGAGGGGTCTGCTTTACCTGTTGGGAGCTTTTTCTTAATGACTTCCCGGTCAATCCAAGCTTCTCCCAGAATAGTCATTGCAAAGTATTCTTTGCCGTCCCTATCTACAAGCCCTCTAGCGTTTGCAATGTAAACTTCCCGTTTGCACGGCTCATCATATTTTGCCCTATCTCCACTCCAACCCTCAAACTTCCTTACTGGTTGGTCATTACTCATTATACGAACTTGGGATTGTGTTTCTACATCAGTCCACCAGACTTCAATCCCAATCATGTTCTTTTTTATTGTAACCGGTCTGTTCTTTGGCCACCACTTATAAAACTCAGGAACAATAACTTCTTTTATGTGGTCTTCCCAGCCTTGACCTACAATTCTAATTCTTCTTGGCTGGGAATGGGGGAAGATTAGCTCAATCAGTTTTTCGCTATGATGGAACGTTCCAGGTATATTCTTATGAAACCTCCAAGTTATCCCTTCCCACTCTTGGATTTCCTCGTAAACTTTCTCCCAAGTTTTTATTACATCCCCGTCGTTATTCTTACACTCCCAAATGAATGGATAATATCCAATCATTTCAGCTATGGTTGAGATTGTAGTGACTAATGAAGTTTTGCCTCGTCTATTACCTCCAGTGTAGGTGAAAATCATATATACTGGATTAAGAGTTGCAATAAGGAATTCTAACTGAGGGGGGTTCGGACTGAAATCCTCAATCTTATTGTCTTGTTTGTATTGCTCTATTTCCAGTAAGTTTCGTTCTATTTGAACTAACTTACCCTGGATTGTTTCTAAATCATCAGGAGTAAGCCCCAAATCCAATAATGTCTCTTGTGGGAGACTTAGAATGGATTTGAGGCGATTTATTTCTTGCTCTTTTACTCCTGTTTCTGTTTCTTCCATTTTATACTTTAGCTTTTTTATTTCCAGGGTCGCTTTCGTTGTAAGAAGTTCAGAGTCTGAACTTCTTACTTTTGATTTGTTCCTTCAACTCCTCGGTTTACTCTATCCTTAGTTTGTAATCTTAAACATTCTATAGCATCATAAACATGTTGTAATGCGTGTCCATTTGCTACACAACTAAACTCCCCAGATTGAAATCCTTCTAACCGGTCAGCTACAATAATTAACAAATCTTCCTGATGGCAACCATTAACTCCATTTTCTTTGATTGGGCCGTTCTGAAAGTGAACATACCCATATTCACCAAATGGTCCCTCAGGTGTTACTGTTCCAGCACCATTAATATAATACTCATGACAAGCTCCACCAGCTCCAGGTTCGTCTTTTACAACAACCTTTGTAAATCGTTTTGTACCACTAAGTTCTCTCATCTTATTCCCTTTCTAAGTTTCTGCCCCAATAACTTCCCCAAACCCCAGCCCAACCCTATCCAAAATACTTCCAATCTCTTGGAAGTTTTGTTGTATATTTAAACTAGCTTCTTTCATTACGTTTACAACGACCTTTGGAGGCTCAGTCTTTCTTCCTGAATGTTCTGTTTCTCCAATAGCTTTTAAAGCAAATTCTGCTTCCTTTAGTTTGATTCCTTTTTGAGTTCCCGTTGCTAAATCAAGTTCCTCAGAGCTTTCCAAAATGGACTGAGCTTTTTTATTTACAATCCCAAAACATCTCTCAGCCAAAATCCTTCTCTCTTCCACAAGATTGATTGCTGTGTTTCTCATCCCCTCTTGGATTTTCTTTACATATCCTTTATGGTGTGCTAGTTTCCTATCGTAGTATGTAGTACTTGGAGCAAGTTTCTCCGAACCTCTAGTAGCTTTGTTAATCTCCCTAGGGGACATACCCAAAGATTCCATAATAGCTACTCGCTGGATGCGGCAGTCTCTAGTGGAGAGCTTGTGCTTCTGGTCTGCGGGTAGTGCATCGTATTTTCTTACGTCATCCATTCTGTTTTAACCTTGAATTGAACTGTAGTTAAGATAAGCATAACATAAATAAGTAAGCTTGTCAAGTGTTTTTTGTAACTATATAGTTAAGTAAAAGAAATCAATAACTTACAATGAGTAGCTGCAATGAGTAGCTGTAATAAGTAGCTGCAAGCCTATATAATAAGGTATGAGAAGTTTATATTCTATAAGTTTGTAACCTACAAGGATAGAGGCTACAGATTTGTATAGGTTAGTCTGGAAAATTTTTAACTCTTGGTTGTATAAGATATAAATATACTCCAACCCAAACCCCCCCCCCTACCCCTTCTCTCACTCTCTATCTCACTGATTGTATGCAAGATTTATACCGGCATACTTCTTGCAATTACAACCTTCATGCCGTCTTACATAGCTATGTAGCTATGGATTGGCATGGATATTGCATATCTATTACAATAGCTACAATCATAGCTATGATAGAGTGAGAATGAGAGAGAATCTAAGAGAATGTAAGAGAGTAGAGGATAAACAGGCTAGAGTAGCTTAGATAGCTTTAAACAGGCTTAAACCGGACTTGACATACAACCTTGATATATACTAGAATGAGGGTATGCTAAATACAAACATACATTGTAAGCACTGCAAAAAGTTAATACGTTTTACGGCCACAGCTTATGGCAATAGAATGCAAGGAACAACACTTAAGAATAAGATAACAAGAGAAAAGTATGTAATTTGTTACTCATGCTTTAAGAAGTTAAAAGCAAATAGATACAGATAGAAAGGAGGTGAGTTTGTAATATGAGCAGAAAAGACTACATCTTAATCGCAAGAGCTTTGCGGTCAGTTAGAAGCAAGCCTCTCAATACAGCCGCTGATTGTATGTTTGGAGATATAGTTGATAAATTATGCAACGTACTTGCGTTTAATAACCCTAACTTTACCACATCCAAATTTAGGGAGGCTTGTTACAAATGACCCTAACCAAAGCATTCCAAGTCATGCAACAAGCTCAATCAATCTACAATGTGAAATGTAGCATTGTATGTTGTAAGAGAAAAGGAAATATGAGATGGTTTGTGTATAAACTAGGCTATATTCAGGACGTTTTAAAGCTCGCTTAGTTTTTCAAGCTCCAAAAGAGAAGCCTTTCCGAGACGCCAGTTAACTCCCAACAAACTGGTACGGAACTTGGGAGGGCTTTTCTTTGGGGGGGGGGGTTCTCGCTCTTTTTGGAGCTTTTAATCTTGTTGTAGATAACCCCTATACAAAATTGATTGTAGCTAACCCGATTATGTAAACCTACAAATTACAAAATATGAGTAAATACAACAACTTAGCTATGCCTCATGTGATGAAATGTACTTATAGTAGCTAGGAAAAGGGGAATAAAATCAAGTAGTTAAGTGTGAAGTATAAGTACATTTCATCACATTGTGAGGCCGTGTGTCTGTTTTTGACTGAGTGTATGCAAGGTTCGTGCCAGCTTTGTATATAAATCATCATTACAAAATTAAAAAAGATTGTTACAGATGAAAATAACACTTGACAAGTGTATTTAAATATAATATACTCTATCTGTACTTTATCTAAATTCTAACCTAACCTTCTCCTTCCTATAGGAGATAGGAGGGGAGAGGTGTGTCTGTATTAAGAATACAAGTAAATACAAGAAGATACAAGTAAATACAAGAAGATACAAGAAGATAGTTTAGTCTATATTAGAGTATTAGAATATTCTAATACTCTAACACCAAGTATCAAAACCGTAAAATTCAGGCTACAAACATAAACTTCTAATTCTAAAGGGAATCTTAATAAATACAACTACTTAGAAATCTAAGCTGTATGCAAGTTTCATACCATTTTATGTATTTTAAGCGAGAAAATAAATATTTATTTTGATACAAAACTTGGCACGTCTTTTGCATAGATTTATTTAAAAACGCACACACTGGCTCTAAATGTAATTAAATGTACTTATGTTATTTGATTAAGTTATTGTTTCTATTGAGTTTCTGTAGCTTGTTATAAGTACATTTCATCACATTGCACCTTGCTATCTCCTTGTTTTCTCTAGGTTTTTATAAATAACATGTTTACATAATACCTCTCAATGTATCTCAATGTATCTCAATCATACTATCTTGTATCTTGTATGTGTTTAAAATTGGCATAGATATTGCAATTCTTATTTACATCTACATTTATACTTGATACTACATTTTATACTTGACAAACGTATTTTAATGTGTTAGACTGTATGTATAATCTAAAAACGAAAGGTGGTGATACTAAATGACTGGATTAGAAAAATTACAGAAGTTGATTGATGGCTATGAGTTAGTTGAGGGTGATTTAAGCTCCAAGCAGATTTCGGCTAAGACTGCAATTGGGGAAAATACAGAGGGAGAGACTACCCACGCCGAGGTGACAACTAACCTGGAACTCCCCACGAACATCCTGGCTTTCCTGAAAGTTGCTGGTTGCTCTGCCACGTTCAACACATTGGATATGGCAGTTACAATCAAGCTAGCCAATGCTTTGAGAGTTCCGTTGAAAGCTGCTGTCAAGGAAGCAAACGAAGCGGAGGTTGACGTTGACGCTTCCCAGGTTGAGGTTGTTGTAACTCAGGACAACTGGGTAACCTATCTGGAAACCAGGAAACGGGTTGGAACTGGTGGAAAGAAAGTCCGGGAGGCTCTTGCAAAAGCGTCTGAACAGTTTAGAGTTCAGACGGTTGCTAACATCAAAGCAACTCTGTCAATCACTGGTAGAGATATTAAGAGTTTGACGGTTGAGGAAATGAATGCAATCAATCAGGCATGTCAATGTATCGTGTTTGATGTGTAGGTGAACGAGTTTTGAGATTGCAGATTGAAAACCCAGTTACTTGTTGTGGCTGGGTTTTCTTTTGTTAAGTCTAGTAACATATATATCACTACACTTCTCTTGTATGTACTAAATAAACAAAGGCTCTGTAATCAATCCTAAGCAACTTTCTTAATGTAGTTGATACTCTACTATTAGTTTGTATATCAAGTAGCTTATTTATTGCTACACTTACTCTTATCTACATCTACAAGCTGTATAGAATTAAATTATAACTATATAAGATATGTAACTACTTGATTTTATTACACTTTAATTAACTTGATATTAAGCTAAAATAACACTTGACAAGCATTAAATTGTATGCTAGTATGTAGTTACTTTATTACATAGTACACATTAACTATTTGATAATGGAGCTACCCTTTAATGTATCTAAAACCCGCACTAACAAAACTTCCAATGCAACAGAGTTCCCAGCTTAGAGAACTTGAGACGGAACTTTCAGAGCTTTGGGAACTAAGAAACAAAGTAGAGAAACAAGCAACCTCCCTCCTTAAAGAATACCATAAATTACTTCTTGAACTCAATCAGATAGATACTCCAAAAGTTAAGTTCTTACTAGATTTGGTTAGAAAAAGAAAGAATATAACTTTCAATAGTTATTTAGAAGTTAAGATTAAGTTGGAACAAATCATAGAAAAGAAAGAGAAAGTAACTTTGGAACTTGCTAGTTTATTGGTTCAGGTAAAGAATGAAGCTAGGAATATTGAACAGAGGAAGATGTTGGCTTGTTTGTTTCGGGTTCATTTAGGAGGCTAAACAAAAAGGAGGCAGCATGAAAGACTGGAATTTTAATGAGTTAGCTATTATATACAATAGCCAAACCAAGAAGTATTCTATGGTTGGCCTAATTAAACAAGAAGATTTACAAAGAAAGAACGAAAAAGGCTTTCTCACTTTCCAAGAAGCTAAAAATGCTTGCAGTGATAATGGATATATTAACAAATGAGACACAAAGGCTAATACAATGCCAAAGATTAATAAGATAGAGGATACAATAAAAATTTGTATTTGGACTGCCAAAATAGCTACATGCTATAAAGTTGAACCAAAAACCTTTGTTGTGTGGAATACAATAAGAATAAACTAGATTGTTGCTGTAGCTTACTACTAAAAAACGGTACATGTGAAAATGATAAACAAAGAAAGAAAACAAAATGCCCACAACAAATAAAAAACTAACTACAAAAAGTTCAATCTCTGAACAACCCCCCC